GGGCACCAGAGATTGGCTGTTGCCATGGAACTTGGCTATACGGAAGTACCGTGTGCGGTGGTTGATGTCGATAAAGTCCGGGAGAAGGCGCTGAACATTGCCCTCAATAAGATCACGGGTGCGTGGGATGATTCCCTGCTGGCTGACCTGTTGAAGGATTTGGAAGACAGTGAATTTGATCTGGGAAAGACAGGATTTGAGCCGCCGGAAATTTCTGAAATCTTCAATAATGTGCATGACAAAAATGTACAGGAAGATGATTTTGATACGGAAAAGGCGGCAGAAGCAGAGGCTTTTGTGGAACCGGGGGATATCTGGCTTCTTGGGCGGCATCGGCTGATGTGCGGAGATTCCACAAAACCGGAGGATGTAGCGGTTTTGATGGATGGGAAGAAAGCAAACCTGTGTATCACGGATCCGCCGTATAACTGTTCTTATGAAGGCGGTACTGGAATGACCATCATGAATGACCAGTGGACAGATGGTGAGAAATTCTATCAATTTCTGCTGGATGCGTTCAAAAATGTGTATGAGAACCTGACGGACGGCGGGGCGGTTTACATTTTTCATTCGGATGCGGAGAAGGTAAACTTCTTCAATGCTACGGTTGCAGCAGGCTTTCATTATTCTACAACCTGTATCTGGGTGAAAAATGCGCTGGTAATCGGGCGGATGGATTATCAGATGCGCCATGAGCCGGTGATCTATGCGTTTAAGGATACAGCACGGCACAATTTTTATGGCGACCGTAAACAGACTACTATTTGGGAGTTTGACCGGCCGACGAAATCCAAGCTGCATCCGACCAGCAAGCCACTTCCCCTGATCGCATATCCAATGAGGAATTCATCCCAGGCAAACGGAATTGTACTGGATCTGTTCGGAGGTTCTGGTTCTACCCTTATGGCGGCGGAGCAGCTTGACCGCATTGCCTGTCTGATGGAGCTTGATCCAAAGTATGCATCTGCGATTGTCCGCAGGTATGCGGCATACAAAGGGGGAACAGAGGATATCACGGTGATCCGTAATGGGCAGAAACTCCGATGCGATGAAATTTATATCCTGGAGGATGAAAATTTTTCCTTTAAAGAAGGCAGCGTGGATGAGAAACAAAAGGGCTGCAAAAAGAAAGCAGGTGGGGAAAATGGAGCATCCGGCTAATTTTGTGGATTTAACAGGGAGAAAATTCCAGTCATGGACAGTGGAAAGTCTGTCCCACACAAAAGGTTGGCGGCTCTATTGGAACTGCCGGTGCGATTGTGGAAACCGGAAAGTGATGCGCGGAGATGGCATCCAGAAAATACGGGTGCCTTATTGCAGCCAGTGCAAGCCCAGGAATACAGTGCTGGACATTGCCGCGCTCCCCAATGGTGTGGCAGTACAGGTGAAGGAACGTAAGAGTGGAATATTTCAGAATACCTTTATCGTAGACGGACCGGTTGTTTATGGTTATACGTCCAATGCTGAGTGCTTTTTGTTTGATACGGCTGATATTGAGAAGGCAAAGGGGCACACATGGAGCAGGAAACATATGCGGGACGGCTGGTATGTGTATACGGTTGTCAAACAGAAATTCACTTATTTTCACACTCTGATTCTGGATAATCTGGAGTGCAGGAAGAGGATAGACCATATCAATAGGGATAAACTTGATAACCGCAGGGAAAACCTGCGGTTTTGCTGTGACCAGCAGAATGCGTTTAATCAGGGGATGCCAAAGACGAATACACTTGGGTACAAAGGTCTGGCGAAACATACAAGCGGAAGATGGAACGCTGTCATTACTTTTTGCCAAAAGAAGATCAGTCTTGGCCTTTATGACACAAAGGTTGAAGCGGCAGCAGTATATGACGCGGCGGCAGAGCTGCTTTTTGGTGAATTTTGCAGGCTGAACAGGGAGTGTGTTGCCGGCGTCCCTCACGCGACACCGGATCAGAGATCTTATGTGGTATACCGTTGTCTGAAAAGGCTGGAAGGAATCCAATGGGCGCAAAATCCGGAACTTTTGGATGCCGCGTTTAGACGTTTGCACCGGGAACAGGAGGGGCTGGCAGCATAGGAGGAAATCATGATAAAAAATAAAAATGAACTGACTCTCGGCAGCCTGTTTGACGGTTCCGGGGGTTTTCCACTGGCCGGCATCCTTGCCGGGGTGACGCCTCTGTGGGCATCCGAGATTGAGCCATTTGCTGTACGTGTAACTACTGCAAGGCTTCCGCAGATGAAACACTATGGAGATGTTTCGGGTATCAGCGGGGCAGACCTCCCGCCTGTAGATATCATCACTTTTGGGAGTCCGTGCCAGGATATGTCTATCGCCGGGAAAAGGGACGGTCTGGACGGCTCACGTTCCAGCCTGTTTTATGAGGCGATCCGGATCGTGAAAGAAATGAGGGAGAAGACCAATGGAGAGAAACCAAGATTTATCTGCTGGGAGAATGTCCCCGGCGCTTTCTCCAGCAACAAAGGAGAAGATTTCAGGGCGGTCCTTGAAGCCGTCATCGGCATTAAAGAACCGTCCGCCCAGGTGCCTGCGCCTGGTAAAAAAGGCTGGCCCTACGCCGACTATTATGTGGGAGACGGATGGTCAGCCGCATACAGAGTCCTTGATGCACAGTGGTGGGGAGTGCCCCAGAGAAGAAAACGTATCTTCCTTGTCGCAGATTTTGCAGGGGAACGTGCCCCGGAGATATTATTTGAGTCCGAAGGCGTGTCGGGGTATTCTGCGGAGGGCTTCCGTGCGTGGCAAAGAGCTGCCGGAGATCTTGCGGATCGCGCTGGAGAGGCAGGCTGCGGAGGAACCGGAAGGATCGTCCTGAATGACCAGGGCGGGAGCCGTATGGATGTGACCGAGGAGGTCGCCTGTACCCTGCGGGCCGAGGCACACCATCCCCCATGCGTGATGGAGGCGGCCGGGTTCTGTACGGAGCATTCCGCACAGTCGGGGGGCATCGGGTATGAAGAAGAAACCTCCCCAACGCTCCGGGCCGGAGTCGTCCCGGCGGCGGTCGCATTGGAGAACCATCCGGCGGACAGCCGTGTGAAGATTTCTGAGGACGATAAGGTACAGACACTGACTGGCCGGATGGGGACTGGCGGCGGGAACGTGCCGCTGGTCATGGCTGAGTCAGGGAAACCGCCAGAAGCCGAGATGTATGAGAACCACTCACAGGATACCCGGTATAAAGGACCGCTGGACACAGCACCTACGGTCAATGCCGCTTATGGCATGGGCGGCAATAACCAGCCTTTTATAGTTGAAAAACCAAAGACAATGAAAATCCGCAGCGGATGTGACGGTGGGGGAAAAGGCATTTTATTACAGGATGATAAATCAGCAACCCTCGGATGCAACAACGACCAGACTGTATTCGTGCCTTTCTGCAAAGGGATGCGCCCGCATTCATCTGAGGAAGGCCAGGTCTGGAAAGAAGGGGATGTAGCAAATACGCTGAATACTTTTGATGTCGGGGAAACCCGGTGCAGCGAACTGGTGGTAGGTGCGTTCGGCATCTGTTCCAAGGACAGCAACGCCATGAAATCCGATAATCCGAAGGCAGGGTTTTATGAAGCGCAGACCAGCCGGACACTGGATGCCAATGGCGGGAATCCGGGATGCAACCAGGGTGGGATCGCCATTGTTGCTTTCACGCAGAACCAGAGGGACGAGGTACGGGCACTTGGAGATAAGTCCGGCGCACTTGCGGCGGAACCGGGAATGAAACAGCAGACCTATGTCCTGCAGGGCAGCATGATCGGCAGGGAGGATAAGAACGGACCGCAGGGCAGCGGTATCAATGAGGATGTGTCCTTTACGCTGGATGCGGCCGACCGCCATGCTGTGGCTTATTGCATGACTACCGGGGAATATTCCCAGGTGGTAAAGGAAAAAGCACCGACTTTGATGGCGAGGGATTATAAAGACCCGCCAGTGGTAAACGATAAGCCTGCACCCGAACCGTACTATATTGTGCGCCGCCTGACTCCGACCGAGTGTGCAAGGCTCCAGGGTTTCCCGGACTGGTGGTGTGCCGGCCTGGGAATCGAGGAACCGACCGCAGAGGAAATAGCGTTCTGGACGGAAGTGTGGGAAACACACCGGAAGGTCATGGGGACATCGAAAAAGCCGAAGACGGAGAAACAGATCCGGAAATGGCTGGCAGATCCATACTCGGACTCCGCTGAGTATAAACTTTGGGGGAATGGGATCGCGCTGCCGTGCGCTTATTTCGTACTGGCCGGTATTGCCTGGGCTGCACAGAACGGGGCGGAAACAGAGGAATGAACGATGGCAGAGGACGCCTTTGCTTCTGATGGGAGACCATAAGGAGCAGGGCAGGCCCCTGCCATAGTACATAGGAGGGATGCTTTATGGGATGGCTGATTGCTATCGGAGCCATTGTTTTTCTTGCGGCCGCATTTTTCGCTGCGTTTTCACTCTGTATGGCTGCCGGGGACGAGGACGATGATGCGGAGCAGATGAAATGGATACAGGATATGGAAGAAAAGCGCAGAAAACGGGAGGATGACCGGAACTTACATTAATGCACAATTCCTTCCCCTGGATTTGTGCATTAGGTCAATTCTGCACATTTGCGTGGATATCCGTTGACTTATACCGGCTTTAGAGTGATTAATACCATACGCCAAAGAATACCGGTGAAAGAACCGGAAAAGGAAAGGAGCAGCAGGTTATGATGAGATTTAAGTTGAACATAGCAGACAGGAAAGAGCTGGTAAAAAGGCTTGGGGAACTCACGGGGACTGCCCCGCATTACACAAGGATGCCAAGATGTGCCTATGAGATTGGAGTTTATACGGTGGAGCGTGACGGCAGCCTTACGGTCGGAGAGGAAGCGGCAGAGCCTGGAATCCTGACCACGTTAAAAGACGAGGGGCTGATCAGGGATGCAGAGGGAATCCTCGAAGCGGCAGCGGAACAACCAGAGCAGGCAGAGACAGAGCCCATCCCGGACAGCGAATACGAGTCAGAGGTGCGGGAAGAGGCAGCAGGTCAGGAAGAAACAGCCGCCCAGGAAGGAATGGAACCGTTGGATCTGGCACTCAGCTTTCCGATGGGAGAACATACAGGAGTTTCCCTAAGAAACCTTGTGAACATGGTCTACAGCAGGGGCCCGCTTCTTAGCAAAGCATCCGGCGGGAACTTCCGTGTGGAAAAGGAGCTGGCAGAGAGACTGCGGGATGATGCCTGCACTGCCACAGTCCAGACCTTTTTGAAAGCGCTGGCAGATTACATGGAAGCACATGGCGGTATGGAGGGGCTTCAGATCACAGAACAGCAGATTTCTTTCACAGGATTTCCAGTTCCGGCAGACCAGCCACACGCTGATGCATTCCTCCAGCTTGCAGCCATGATGAATGCCATGGCGCTTTCCCAGAAACGCATTCAGGCAAAAGAGGTCAGCACGGATAATGAAAAATACGCATTCCGCATCTGGCTCCTCCGGCTTGGGATGAACGGGGATGCCTACAAATCTACCAGAAAGGTGATGATGGAGAACCTCGGCGGCCACGCCGCATTCCGGACACCGGAGGAAGCGGAAAAGGCAAAAGCGAAAAATAAAGCGAAGCGTGAGGCAAAGAAAATAGAACTTGCGGAGCTGGAAGCAGATACCCGTCCGAATGCGGAATTGAATGGTCTGGATGAGGCACAGACGGAGGAGGCTGTGGCGGATGCCGCCTACATTGCCGCAGTCAACGCCAGCTTTGAGGAATAAGCCTTTACTCCCGGTCAGTAACCGGGGCCGGGAAATGATAAGGCGCCTTCTCCATTGTAAGTGATATTACCTCTGAAAGTGTGCATTATCAAGCATTTTTCCTGCCATAAAATACACACTTTCTGCCCCGGATCTTTGGTACATTTATGCCCGTTATCAACTTGCTATTATCTGCATTCAGAGTGATATATAGACACAACAAAAGAGCAGAAAACACCGCAGACAGGCGGCTTTAGCAAAGGAGATAACGAACATGAACGAAAAGACAAGGGCACAGATCGAGGCAATGAAAAACCAGACCATCGGGGTTGAAGTAGAAATGAACAACATTACAAGGGAAAAGGCGGCAAAGAAAGCGGCAGAGTTCTTTGGAACCAGAAGATATGAATACACAGCAGGCCGGAACGGATATTACACCTGGTCGGCATGGGACGCACAGGGAAGGGAATGGAAGTTCCAGAGGGATGTGAGCATCGAGGGACCGGACAGCGAAAAATGCGAGATGGTCACCCCGGTCCTTACCTACGGCGACATCGAGATGCTGCAGAAACTTGTCCGCCTTTTGAGAAAGGCCGGGGCAAAGAGCAGCCCCTCCAGAGGATGCGGAGTCCACATCCACATTGGAAAGGGTAACCATACTCCGCAGAGTATCCGCAACCTGGTCAACATCATGGCAGCCCATGAGACACAGATCGGCAGGGCCATCCGGCTGGACCAGGGACGGCAGAGACAATACTGCCGGACGGTCGACCAGAGATTCTTGGAACAGCTCAACCGGAGAAAACCACGCACCATGAGCCAGCTGGCAGACATCTGGTACGAGAGCCAGGGGCAGGACTGGCGCAGGCATGACCACTACAACGGCAGCCGCTACCATATGCTGAACCTGCATGCCACTTTCACAAAGGGGACCATCGAATTCCGGCTTTTCCAGTTCGCAGACCCGGCAAACGGAAAACGGAATGGGCTTCATGCGGGAGAATTAAAGGCTTACATCCAGCTCTGCCTTGCCATGAGCCAGCTTGCCAAGCAGCTTCGGAGCGCAAGCTGCAAGCCGCAGCAGACCGAGAACGAAAAATACGCTTTCCGGTGCTGGATGCTTCGGTTAGGCTTCATTGGGGAGGAATTCGCAACGGCGAGGGAAATCCTCCTGCGGAACATGGATGGCAACGCAAGCTGGAGAAACGGAAGGCAGTAAGCCTTCCATCCACGGAAACTTCCGGGCGGGCAACCGCCCTTGGGGTGGTAGAAGGAGGCGAAGATATCATGAAAAACGAAAACAGGATGAAACATATGGATGCTGCCCCAAGAGGCAGGGCATTTAAAGTGACGGTGTCGGAACTTTACCAGAGGGAGATTACCGTATATGAATCAGAAATGAAGGAAGCAACACCGGAGGAAGCCCTCCGCATGGTGGAGAACTGGTGGCAGGACAGCCAGATCGATTTAAACGAAGCGGATTTCCAGGGCGTGGACTATTCCCTGACCGGAATAATGGATGCATCGGCAGAAATGGAAGGCGGTGAGTGACAATGGCAGGAATGTTCTCCCTGGGGCTTAGCACAGGGGCAGCGAGGAAACCGAACCGTTTTTATCTGGCCTACGGTTCCAACCTGTCCCTGGAACGGATGAAAAGCCGCTGCCCGGATGCTGTGGTGCTTGGCACAGCTGTCATTCCCGGCTACCGTCTCCTGTTCAAAAAGAGCAAGACCGGAAGCTACGCAACCATCGAGCAGGATGCCAACTGCTGTGTCCCCGCACTGGTCTATAAGATTTCAGAACTGGATGAAGCGCTGCTTGACCGCTGTGAGGGTTATCCCCGGTATTATTATAAGCGGAATTTCCGGCTTTCTGTCACGAGGCTGGATTCCGGCAGGCGGATGAAAGAAAGGAAATGGTGCATGGCCTATGTGATGCACGAGGTGCGTATTCTTGGGGAACCGGACATGGAGTATTTCCGGCTCTTGGATGAAGGGTACGGCGAGTGGAATTTTGATACCGATATTCTGGATAAGGGGCTGGCGGACAGTATCGGGATCAGGGCTGCGGGAGAATACATAGAACGTTACCAGCGAGGGTAAAGTACACAATCTGCGGCCGGTACATTTGGTGGATTTATGGATCAGGATTCGCTTGCTATTACCGGCCAAAAGAGTGATTAATACCATACCGCCTGAGAAGCGCGGAAGAAAGGAGCGAAAGCAAATGAGCAAGAAAAAATACTACATAGCGTACGGGAGCAACTTATCAGTGGGCCAGATGGCCTACCGCTGCCCGGATGCGAAAGTCATCGGAACCGCGGTCATTGAGGATTACGCGCTGCTTTTTAAGGGCTGCGCCACCATTGAGCAGAGGGAAGGAAAAAAGGTGCCAGTACTCATCTGGGAGATTTCCCCCAGTGACGAAAAAAACCTTGACCGCTATGAGGGCTATCCCAACTTTTACTACAAAAAGGATTTGACATTGACAGTCCAAATGACCGGAACGGATGCCAGCCAGGAACTGACCGCAATGGTCTATATCATGGATGAGCGCCGCCGCCTCGCCAGTCCAACGGGCTATTACTACAAGGTGCTGGCAGACGGTTATGAGGACTTCGGGTTTGATAAAGCAATTCTGGAGCAGGCACTTGTGGACAGCGTTGGAAAACGTACAGCCAGAGTATTTTTGAACGGATATCAGGACGATTGCAGGGGGTAGCAAATGGGGAAAAAGAATTTGAATATTAAGCTGCCGGAGGCCATGCTGGATGAACTGGAAATCATCCGCAGGGAGCGGAGCCAGCAGGAAGGGCGCAGGGTTTCCAGGAACAGCCTGATCGAAGAGGCAGTAGAAAAATATGTTACGGCGGCAGAAAAATTTCTGGAGGGATTGTTTCAGGAAGGAAATTTAAAGCCGGATCAGCCATACCAGATTTCCGTGCGGGAGTTCCTTGGCAGGCATACGGATGACAGGATATCCATGATGACACCGGGAGGGTATGTGGATTTGGATAAAGCGCAGACAGAACGGCTCCTCTCCGGACAAATGGTAAAGGCCCATCCCGGATGCAGGGAGGATTTCCGGGATGCTCCTGCGGAGGAACTGTTGCCGCAGAGCGTCCTATCGGCACATCTGCGGGATGGGGTGTGGCAGCTTCTGACAGACATCGAATGTGGTACAGAAACGGTCCGTACCGTCTGCTATGATACAGAGGATATCTGGAAGAGCCGTGAGCTGGCGAAGCAGTTTTTCCTGCGGGCAATGGCAGCCTGCGAGGGCAGTGAGAAAGAACGCTACACAAATATTTACATGAAACTGATGATGGGAATGACAGACTGTGATGATTCGGAGGTGTGAGCATGGGATTCCCAAAGAGAAAAATCGTGGAGAAAATCAGAAAGGATTATCCTGTCGGCTGTGAGGTGGTGCTTGACCGGATGGAGGATGTGCAGGCTCCTCCGGTGGGGACACACGGAACCGTGAAGTCAGTGGATGATACGGGAAGTATCAAAGTTGCATGGCGCACGGGCGGAAGCCTGCGCGTGGTCTATGGGGAGGATGCCTGCCACCGCATCGACACAGATGCGATAGTAAAAGAATTTCTGGACGGATACGGGAAAACACAGGCCGGAGGGAGCTGCCCGCGCTGCGGCAGCCCCATGCCGCATTTGGAGCACCATGCAGTCAGCCGGAGGGCGCACCTCATTGTATGCGATCTGTGTGGAACGGAGGAAGCGCTGGAGGATGCAGGGATGTCAGAGAAGAAACCGTTGTTTACATGGGAGGCATGGAAGGAGAGAGGAAAATGAGCCACAGAAAAATGCCTGCTTACGGAGAACGCGAGCATGGCGGCAGATACATACTGGATGATTACTGTTGGTCCAGGAACCATTGCAGGGCAGTTACAATCCGCCGTTGGAAACGGAATTTGAAAAAGAAGGCCCGGACAAAGACGCGGATGCAGTTTGTATGGGTGGAAGGAGGATATGAACAGGATGAAATCTAAAATATGGAAAACGGGGGATACCTGTTTTGTGATCACCAATAAGAAAAAGCGGCAGTCAATGGAATATAAGGTTCTTTCCTTCGATGGCAGGTTTTATTTTCTGGAAAGCCGGACGGGAAGCCATATCAACGCTTCCCCGTCCCGAATGTTCCGGTCAAAGGAAGATGCGACCGCTTCACTGGGATAGGAGGCAGCCATGATGCAGGAGCCAATGCCGGGAACGGCACGGATAAAAAGGAACAACTGGAACAGGGGCAGCGGTGTGTACAGTATGAGGGGTGAGCTGAAAAGAGGAACCGCTCTCAATAAGAAACGCCTGAACCGAAAAGTCCGGCACAGAAATAAGGATGCCCTGAAAGGGTGCCGCTACAAGCGTATATGCAGGACATCCCATATGGTGGATTTTACCTAAAAAAGAAAACAGGGCCGGTAATAACCCGGCACCCCTCTCCAGTTTACCGTATATTCGCTCTGAAAGTGAGTTTTATCAAGCGGATTCCGAATAATAATGTACACAATCTTTTACCGGCATGTCTGGTACATATATGGTGCCAGACTTGCTTGCCATTCTGTGGAAATGACGGTAATATGCACGTACCATAAGAAAAGGAGGGCGCAGATATGTCGGAATACCGGATAGAGGAGTCTGCCAGAAAGCGGGCGTTGAAATTTAAGGAAGATTACGAACGCCATTTTGAAAAAAACTCAAAACGGATGAGAAAGATAGCAAAGGAGACAGAGGCCTATTTAGAGCGGGAACATTTGCAGGATGATACTGACGCCACACTGAATATCATCAGCACTCTTCCAAGTTGCCATTACCGGATTTATCTTTACGGCCGCTACCATGAGCTGGTGAAGAAAGCAGGAAGAACTGATACAGAACTGGAGTACAGGAAATGGAAGATAGGCGGGGAAACTTCAGAGAAAATCCAGAAGTTCGCAGTGATTTACCGGAAGAGAGAAAAATGTCTGAGAAAAATGGAGTCTGATGCGGAGGCAGAATGCATTGGTTACCTGAAAAAAAGCGGATTGTGGGATGACCTGGAGGCGGTGCATGAAATGCGGTGCTGCCTGCCAATATGCCTTTTAAGGCATAAACTGGATGAACGATACTATGAATTATTTATGAAAGAAAATGAGGATTTCACGGATGAGGATTAGTTTTTTATATTCTTTTCCTGTATAAATGATGCACAGTTTCCGCCAGAAATCTTTGTGTACATTATGGTTCAGCATGGACTTGATAATATATGTTTTTAGAGCGAATATGTCACTACCGAAAGGGAAAACAAAGAAAACGGAGGAAACACACATGAAGGAATTAAGCAAAAAGGAACTGGAAAGCCTGGTGGAGATCGCAAGGAAACACATTTACCCGGTTGAGGCCAGAGGGGATTTGGAAACCCGCGACAATGACAGCGAGGATTTTCTGGATGTTTCCGTCTGGAGCATCAAGGCAGCATTGACGGCGGCTTACGAACTTGGGAAAGAAAGCAGCCAGAACAAACGTAGCGGCAGGAAAATATCCCTGACAACGGCAGACGGGATTCCGGAGAGCTTAAGCAACCTTTGGTACACTGGTGACTGCGACATTGCAACTTTCACGGATGCGGTTGAGGACAGCCGGACGGGGGCAGAACTGGTCAGGAACCTTGGCAGGCTGAAACTTTTTAGAAAATTTACTCTCCAAAGGGAAACGGATACCAAGATCAGGCTGAAGGGCACAGACCGCATGGGAAACATCAGCTACCTGACAGTCACAAAATAAATACCGGAAAACAGGCAGGGGCAAGGGGCTGGCACGGCCGGCCTTTTGCTCGTGCCTGCTTGATGCCATAAAATGCACAGTTTTTCGTTGAAATGATTGTGTACATTATGGCTCCGATAGTAGTTGCTATTCCGGGCACATGACGGTAAGATGTGTCACACCAAAGGGGAACAACCCCAAAATCAAGGAGGACACAGAATATGAAGAAAAACAATTTTGCAGAAGAATACGCACAGGAGACGGCGATCAAGGCACAGTACCACGAGGCAGAAAAGGCAGGAAATACGGAAGGACAGGAAGCTGCACGGAACGCCTACCATGAGCTGGAGGAGCAGATTGCAGGAAAGGGAAATCCCTACGCGAGAATCTACCGGCTTTACAGCGAGGCACAGGAACGGGGCAATGCGTACATCGATTTAAACGATACCATCTGGGATGATCAGGTACCGGCATTGATCAGAAACCTCCGGGAATACGGCATTGAAAAATTTACCTTTTCCTCCACCTGGTCTTCGGCGGTGGAAACCGCATGGCTTTTCACACAGAATGGATGCAGGCTGGAGGGGCTGGTGGAGATCAACGGCCGCCACAAAGCATTTATGAGCGACGAATACGAGAAAGCCCATGGCTACCTTTTTTCCATCGGGGATGCAGAGGATAAATAAGGCGTAATCGGCCGGAAAAGGGGCGGTAAGCCCCTGAAGGCTGCCGCCGGAAAATCCCCCGGATGCCCGGTAAAAATGCGGACACGGGCGGCTGTGGCGGGCACTGCGGGGAGAACAGAAAGCAGGAGGGCAAAGCAGTGGAATATAAGGGTTACTACATAGCAGTTGGCTGGAACAATCGGGAGATGGGATTTGATTTTGACGTATACGATTCGGAAAACAAAGCGGTGGCTCGGAGCGATGCAGCCTATTTCTTTGACGATAACGCAGAAAAAGCGGCGAAGGAGGCCGTTGACAAAATCCTGCAGGAGCAGGAAAACGGGGAATAAAATACACAAATACCCATCCATATCTTTGTGCGGTATATTCGGATAATCTGCTTGCTATATGTGCGAAACAGAGCGAATATGTCACTACCGAAAGGGAAAACAAAGAAAACGAAGGATTACAACATGAAAGCATTTTACAAGTTTGAAGAGACCACTAACATGGAGAACCTGCAGATGAAGGTCAGCTCCTACGGCGCGGTATTAAAATATGGGGAGCAGGTTCTCGTGACAGACATTGGCTGGAAGGGATTCGCTGCAGCGGTTTACGAGTTCATCGAAACCCCGGAGGAAACAGGACTGGCGGATATCGAATGCAGGCTGAACCTGGTAGAAGCGGCAGAGGACGCTTTCGAGGATGGCGGTCATGCCATCGCATGGTGCATGGAAAAAGCAAAGTAGGGGAGGACACGGATTATGGCAGGATGCAGAATATGCAAACAGGAGATGCTGACGGCGCAGGGATGCGCCATCGGCACGGTACACATTAACGGTAAAGTATACCCAAGGATCAAGGCCGGGGATGCGCGGGATTTTAACCCATCCATGGAAGAAGGGGAACGCTGCGGTGACTGCGGCGCGATGAAAGGCTTCTTCCACCATTTCGGATGTGATATAGAGCGCTGCCCGGTCTGCGGGATGCAGATGATAAGCTGTGACTGCGAAGATGTTTATTATGAGGGGATCGGGGAAGAATGATCAAGTCCAAGGTCCGGAAGATTCCATAGGGAAAATTCAAGGCTGCTGTAATATACACAATTTCCCCTCCGTATCTTTGGTACATTTACGGCGCAGAATTGACTTGCTATATGTGCGAAACAGAGCGAACATGTCACTACCGAAAGGGAAAACAAAGAAAACGGAGGATTACAGCATGAAAAACATTTACACACTGAGAAATGAGCTCGACCTTAGAAATTACAATACGGCGATCACAAGAGCAGATTTTGAAGCTCATTTTACCAAAACAAAGGAGCGCATCGAATTTACTTTCAACGGTTGGGATGGAAAAAGTTATGACGGCGAGAGCCGCAAGGCATACATTTACCGGACAGACATTCCGGGTTACGAGGAAGCAAGGTTTATCAAAGTTGGCAGGCGCCTGCATTTCATTGACGAGGAGAGCAGCGTTTTGGAAAAGGCAACCGGAGCCTTCCACAAGACAGTGGGATGGCTGGTGGATGTCGAGAGGGCATGAGAGGAAACGGAGGCAGCGTAATGTTAGCAGAAGGAACGATTGGGATTCAGGAAAACGGAAAAATGGTGGCCTGCCATTATAAGATGAAATACTTTGACGAACCGAGCCGTTTTGGTATTGAAGGCGGGCGGATTTCCAAATTGACGATCCGCAGGGAAGGGGAATTTACCTGCAATTATGACAGGGGATGGGACCTGGAACCGGAAGATGAAGCAACACGGACGGCAGTTGCCCTTTTGATGAAGGAATACAACTAAATTTTCCACCAATGAAACAGTACCCGGAAAGGGGCTGTTTCTCGTAGTAAAACAGACAATTTTCTTCTTTATCTTTGGTACATTTATGGAGCAGAATTGACTGGATAATCATGTGTTTCAGAGGTAATATGCTACTACCGAAAGGGAAAACAAAGAAAAACGGAGAAAACGGACATGGCAAAAAGAATGAGCAGGAAGGCGCAGGTTTACCTTACAAAGATCAAAGCAGCGTCAAATGAATATGACCTGAAAGGAATGGAAATCACAATCAAGAAGGACACAGCATTTGAATGGTCAGAGTTTACGAGGCTGAATGACGCCATTGAGGAAAAAAGAGTCGGTCTTCGCACGGATCAGGAATCAGCAAAACTGAAGGAACTGGTTTTCTTCCGGGCGAAAGCGGAGCTGGATGGCTATCTGATGATGAAGGATGGGGATGGGTACACGGAAGAGGAAACGGAGCGCCAGAGGGAGCGCTTCAGCAGCATCTACCAGATTATTGAGGAGGCAGAACTTGAAGATGAATATGATGCATGGAAACAGATAAATGCATAAACATTGTTGCAGGCATATGCCCAGAAAGGGGCTGTCCCTCGTAGTAAAATGGACAATTTTCTTCCCGTATCTTTGGTACATTTATGGCTCAGAATTGACTGGATAATGTGCAGAACCAGAGGTAATATGTACCTACCGAAAGGGAAAACAGAAAGAACGGAGGAAACAGCGATGACAAGATTTCAAAAGGAACTGAGCGGAGCACTTGGAGCATATTGGAAAAGAGCAGCAGAGAAAGAACTGGAAAAGGTCAGAGAGGACCTGCAGGCCGGCAAGATTACCATTGATGAGAACGGGGTTGCCCGCAACTGTATCGGCAGGGTGCTGATGAGCGACATGCTGGAAAAGCTGGCAATGGTCACTGACAAGGTCAGTGTGGAAGCAACCACAGCGGCCAGGGACAAAGAGGTTTCCAAATCCCTTGCGGAATATCGGAAGAGCGCAAGGCCGGTTTCCGAAGAGGAGCGCATGGAGATGCAGGCTGCTTTTGGAAAAGGAACCACGGTGGTCAATGTCCTGACCGGCGAAAAAACCGAACTTTAAAATTACAACGAAACTACAGGCATAACCCCAAGGGGCTGTGCCTCGTTATCCCCGTTTTTATATAGATTGATTTTACTTAAGGGCTTCTTCGGAGGTCCTTTTTGTTTGCCCATTTTGGAGGAAAGGAGGGATGCCATATGGCGACAAGGGGAAGGAAACCGACTCCGACTGCGATTAAAGAATTAGAAGGAAATCCGGGCAAGCGCCCATTGAATGCGAAAGAACCGAAACCTGTCAAAAAGGCACCATCCTGCCCGAAGTGGCTGGAGCCGGAGGCAAAAAAAGAATGGCGGCGGCTGTCTAAACAGCTGGAGCAGCTTGGAGTGCTGACAGAACTGGACATGGCATCGTTTGCAGCTTATTGTCAGGCGTATGCCAGATACAAGGAGGCGGAGGAATTTATCACGCAGCATGGTTCCATTGTGAAAACCCCGTCAGGATACTGGCAGCAGGTTCCACAGGTGGCACAGGCACAGACTTATAGTAAGATTATGCTCCGGCTTGCGGAGCAGTTCGGACTGACGCCTTCGGCAAGAAGCAGGATTATTGCAGGCGGAGGGGATTCCGCACCAGCAGATGAGATGGAGGAATTGTTGGGAGGTGGAAGCTGATGGCAGAAACAAGACCGAAGGATTATCCGAAATTGAAAGATTACCAGCCAACAAGGTTCATGCTGCCAACTTCTCATTATGATAAAGCGAAGGCTGACCGGGCAGTGAAGTTTATAGAGAATCTCCGCCATACAAAAGCAAAGTGGGCAGGAAAACGTTTCTGGCTGCTGCCCTGGCAGGAAACTCTGGTGCGGGATATTTTCGGGACTGTAAAAGAGGATGGAACACGCCAGTTTAGAACAGCTTATGTTGAAATATGTAAAAAAGTTGGAAAGAGTGAACTTGCAGCAGCAATAGCATTGTATCTGCTCTATGCGGATAACGAGCCTTCGGCCGAAGTTTACGGTGCGGCTGCTGACCGCCAGCAAGCCTCCATCGTCTTTGATGTGGCGAAAAGAATGGTTGAGCTGACCCCGGCATTACTGAAAAGAAGCAAGATCATGGGGGCAACCAAGCGGATTGTAAATTACAGCAATGCCGGTATCTATCAGGTGCTGTCAGCCGATGTTGGAAACAAGCATGGCTTTTCTGTTTCAGGACTTGTGTTTGACGAAATCCACAATCAGCCCAACCGTAACCTGTACGATGTCCTGACAAAAGGATCGTCGGATGCCCGTGCCAACCCACTCCATTTTATCATCACAACCGCAGGAAATGACAGAAACTCGATTGCGTTTGAGCTGCACACGAAAGCACTGGATATTTTAAACGGCAGACGAGAGGACCCGACGTTTTATCCAGTGGTATACGGGCTGGCGGATGACGAGGACTGGACGGATGAAAAGAACTGGTACAAGGTGAATCCCTCTCTTGGATATACGGTTGAGATTGACCGTTTAAGGGATGCATTTCGGGAAGCCCAACAGAATCCGGCGGATGAAGTCACATTCCGGTGGCTCCGGTTAAATCAATGGGTTTCCAGCACTGTGGCATGGATTCCCGACCAGATATACGCTTTGGGAAACGAGGCGATTGATATGGAAAGCCTCAAAGGACGGGAATGTTATGGAGGACTTGACTTGTCCAGTTCCGGTGATATTACAGCTTTTGTACTGGTGTTTCCGCCACACAATGGGAAGGAGAAATACGTCATACTTCCATTTTTCTGGGTACCCCAAGATACGATCCCGCTCCGGGTGCGCCGTACATCGGTTCCTTATGATAAATGGCAGGCCCAGGGGTATCTGATGGCAACCGAGGGAAATGTGATCCATTATGGTTTTATCGAAAAATTTATAGATGATCTTGGAAAAATATATAACATTAAAGAAATAGCCTATGACCGATGGGGTGCTGTGGAGATGACGCAGGCCCTTGAAGGCATGGGCTTTACTGTTGTGCCATTTGGACAGGGATTTTCTTCCATGAGCCCGCCTACAAAAAGGTTTTATGAATTACTGATGGAGGGGAAAATGGTTCATGGGGCGCACCCGGTACTCAGATGGATGGCCGGAAATGTTGTGGTGGACACGGACCCGGCCGGAAATATCAAGGTGACGAAAAGACGCAGCCCGGATAAGGTTGATGGGATTGTTGCGGCTATTATGGCTCTTGACCGCTGTATCAGGCATGAGGAGAATACGGGGAGCGTATATGATGATCCAGACCGGGGGTTATTCGTATTTTGAGGAGGGAAATTTTGGGGAAAATAAGTAAAAATGATATTATAGGGCGCAAATTTGGGATGCTGCAGGTTGAGAAGTGCATAGGGACGGTAAATGGGAAATTGCGCTATCAATGCAAATGCGATTGTGGAAATGAAAGAACAACGGACCGTTATTCTCTATTAAACGGGACTGCGAGCAGCTGTGGGTGTAAAAGACGGATTAACCCGGAAGATATTGTAGGGAGACGTTTTGGACGTCTTGTTGCCATGGAATGTGTGGGACGGGAAGAAGGAAAACGATGGGGAAATTATAGGTATCTGTGCCAATGTGATTGTGGGAAAACCACTTACGTCCGGCGGGATCATTTGCTTCATGGGGATAGCTGTTCCTGTGGAGATTGCATCCATATCGAAGAAGAAGCGGGCTGCCTAAGATACTACACACATAGCGGGGAGTCATTTCTGGCGGATATTTCAGTAAAAGAACTTCTGGAAAAATACCCCTGCTATATAGCGGGAAATGGATATGTTTTTATAACGATTGATGGAGAACATGAACTTTTGAGCAGGCTCGTACTAGATGCGGATAAAAATACGCTTGTGGATCACATAAATGGTAATCCGCTGGACTGCAGGAGGGATAACCTGCGTCTGGCAGATGCTTGTGAAAACGCATTTAATACAGCACTGGTTTCCAATAATACGTCTGGTTACAAGGGCGTATATTTTCACAAAGCATCGGGCAGATTTCATGCCAGCATTAGGGCGTATGGGGTGCGTATATTCCTTGGATATTATGATGATATAGAAGAAGCGGCGGGGGCCTATGACAGGGCTGCCCGTTTTTTTCACGGCGAATTTGCCTGTGTGAATTTTCCACGTCCGGGCGAACAGTGCTGCCGAAGAAACCAAGAGAAAGTGGTCAGACAGGAAGTTATGTGAGGAGGAATAATCCAATGGGATTTTTAAAATGGATGGGTTTTTCAAAACCCAGGGATGCCCCAGGGGAAAATCTGCCGGAGGTGACAGACAGCGTCCGAGATTCCGGACAGGTTTTTTCTTTTGGAACCGCGAACAGCGGGGAAAAGGTGGATGAGCAGTCTGCCATGCAGATCTCCACGGTATATGCCTGTGTGCGGCTGTTGGCGGAAACAGTGGCGGCACTGCCGCTGCACCTATACCGTTACACCGATGGTGGGAAAGGAAAAGAGAGCGCCTTTGACCACCCGCTGTACCGGATCTTATACCGGCAGCCCAACGATGAGATGAGCAGTTTTATCTGGCGGGAAACCATGATGACCCACCTGCTTTTGTGGGGGAATGCCTATTCCCAGATCATCCGGGATGGGAGGAACAACGTCCTCGGCCTGTATCCGCTGCTCCCGGAAAACGTGGAAGTCGACCGTGATGAGCAGGGGCAGCTTTATTATATCTACCACGCTTATACAGATGAAGTGCCGGGGGAACAGAACCAGGATATTTATTTCAGGAAAGATGAAATCCTGCACATTCCGGGGCTTGGGTTTAACGGCCTTGTGGGATTTTCCCCGATTGCCATGATGAAGAACAGCCTTGGCACGACTCTGGCCGTGGAGAAATACGGGGCGTCGTTCTTTAAGAACGGGGCGCAGCCAAGCGGTGTGCTGGAGCATCCGGGGGTACTAAAAGACCCCCAGAAGATACGGGATAACTGGACTGCGGTATACGGCGGGGCCAACAACGCGCACAGGGTCGCTGTGCTGGAAGAGGGGATGGCCTACAAAGCGATCTCCCTGCCGCCGGAGGACAGCCAGTTTTTATCCACCCGGCAGTTTGGCGTGGAGGAAATCTGCCGGATCTTCCGGGTGCCGCCCCACATGGTACAGAGTCTGGAACACGCCACCTTCTCCAACATCGAACACCAGTCGATTGATTTTGTGGTGCATACCCTGACTCCGTGGTTGGTGCGGTTCGAGCAGGCGATCATCAAAGACCTTCTGCTTGAAGAAGAACAGGATGTGCTGTTTCCCAAGTTCAACGTGGACGGACTGCTCCGGGGTGATTACCAGAGCAGGATGAACGGTTATGCAACGGGAATCAGCAACGGTTTCTTAAGCCCGAATGACATCCATCGTTTGGAGAACATGGACCTGATCCCGGCAGAAGAAGGCGGGGATGACTATTATCTGAATGGCGGATATGTAAAGCTCCGGGATGCGGGGAAGTTTGCCCAGGCAAAGCAGGCGGCTGTGGAGCAGAACCAGCCGAAGGATGAACCGGAGAAACCATCCGAAGGAACGGAAAATGCAGCTGACAGTGAAAACGGGCGGAGTGAGAGTACGCCGCAAAAACCAAGAGAAAGGAAACGGAAACGATGAAGAAATTCTGGAACTGGATTCATGATGAAGCCGGCGGCAGGGTGCTCCGTCTGGAAGGCCCGATTGATGAGGAGTCCTTCTGGGGCGATGAGGCAACCCCCAAGGCATTCCGTGAGGAACTGGAGGCGGGCAGCGGCGACATTACTGTCTGGATCAACAGCCCCGGCGGAAATGTGTTCGCAGCAGCGGAGATCTATACGATGCTCCGGGATTATAAGGGGGCGGTCACCGTCAAGATTGACGCCATTGCCGCATCCGCTGCCTCTGTGGTAGCGATGGCCGGAAGCAGAGTGCTGATGTCCCCTGTGGCAATGCTGATGCTCCATGATCCAAGCACCATCGCTTATGGCAATACCAAAGACATGGAGCGGGCAATCCATACGCTCAATGAAGTGAAGGAGAGTATCATCAACGCCTATGCCGCCAAGAGCGGATTGTCCCACAGCCGCATTTCCAACTTAATGTCCAACGAGACGTGGATGAATGCGAAAAAGGCAGTGGAACTGGGGTTTGCAGATGAGATCCTCTTTGATGCGGAAGAACCGGAAAAAGAGGAAGAAGGCGGGGAGGAAGAAACAGAGGAGGAAGAGGAAAAGCCGGGTATCCATCTGGAGGCACAGATTTATTCCACGAGACAGATGGGGCTGACGATTCTGAACCGGCTCGGTGTGGACAGCGGGAAGCCTCCTAAGAAACCACCTGTGGATACACACACGGAACCTTCCAGATCTATGGAAGAAAAGCCGCCGCATCCTGCAATCGGCATGGACGGCACAACAGAAGATGGCAGTGTGCCATATCTGATTTTAGAAAAACAGCTGGAATGTTTGAAGTAAGGCAAGCGCCTGAAACAGACAGATCCGGCTCTTTTTATACCCAAAATCACATTTTTTATGGAGGAAATGACGATGAGTAAGATTCTTGAACTGAGAAGCAAGCGCAATACCCTCTGGGAGCAGACCAAGGCATTCCTGGAGCAGCACCGCGGGGAGAACGGCCTTGTAGCTGCCGATGCGGTGGAGCAGTACAACAAGATGGCCCAGGAGGTCAAAGACCTGGGGGCGGAGATCGAGCGTCTGGAGCAGCAGGCAGAGTTTGACGCCAAGCTGTCGGCCCCGACCTCTAATCCGGTGCATGGCAATCCAAAGAACGGCAGCCCGAAGGATAAGAACACCAGCCCGACCGGGACGGAGGAGTATAAGAATGCATTCTGGGACATGATCCGCAACCGCGGCAACTACGGCGAGGTGCGCAACGCCCTGTCTGTCGGTGTGGATACGGAAGGCGGATACACCGTGCCGGATGAGTTTGAAAAGAAACTGGTGGAGGCATTGGAGGAGAATAACATCTTCCGAAGCATGGCGAATGTGATCCGCACCAGTTCCGGCACCCGTAAGATTCCGATTGCGGAGGATACCGGGGAGGCCAGCTGGATCGATGAAGGGGAGGAAATCCCGGAGAGCGACACCACCTTTGGACAGACCATGCTGTCGGCTTATAAGCTGGGCACCATGATCAAGGTTTCCAATGAACTTCTGAACGATTCCGCGTTTGACCTTGCGACCTATATCGCCCGCCGTTTTGGTGTGCGTATGGGCAACGCGGAGGAGAAGGCATTCATTACCGGGGACGGTGTGGGCAAGCCGCTGGGCATCCTGGATGATGCCGGGGCGAAGGTGGGCGTAACTGCAGGAACGCAGACCAAGCTGACCTTTGATGAAATCTTCCAGCTGTACTATGCGCTGAAAGCACCATACCGCAAGAAAGCGGAGTTCCTGTGCAACGAGGCGGTGGTGCTGCAGCTGATGACCTTAAAAGACAACAACGGCAACTATATCTGGAAGCCGGGCCTTGAGATCGGCAAGCCGGATACACTTCTGAACCGTCCGCTGAAGACCTCTGCCTTTATGCCCGCCGTGGCAGCGGGAAACAAGGTGCTGGCCTTTGGCGATTACAGCTACTACTGGATCGCAGACCGCCAGAGCAGAACCTTCCGCCGCCTGAATGAGCTGTATGCCCGCACGGACCAGGTAGGTTTCCTTTCCACGCAGCGTGTGGACGGAAAGCTGATCCTGCCGGAAGCGGTGCAGGTGCTCCAGATGAAAGCCAGCGCATCCAGCGGTTCCTGATAAGACAGATAGATTATGGCAGATGGCGGTTATATGTATATGCCGGCCATCTGCTGATGGAAAGGAGGATGCGGCCATGGCATTGGTGACTTTAGAAGAAGCAAAAACCTATCTGCGTGTGGATTCCTCGGATGAGGATGCCCTGGTCGGCATCCTCTTAAGCTCTGCCGGGAACCTGTGCGCGGATGTGGCGAGGCTTTCGGAGGAACAGTGGAAAGCAGTAGATGGGAATGAAACCGAGGATACGGCACTGTACACAAAAGAAGAACTTTCCCAGATACGGGAAGTGATGAAAGCAGCGGTGCTGTATGCCCTCGGTTATCTGTATGAACATCGTGAGGAAGCGGACCACCACAGCCTTGTGCTGACGCTCCGTTCCCTCCTGTTTTCCATTCGGGAAGGGATTCTGTAAGGAGGGGCGGGCATGGAGATTTCAAAGCTGAATGAGCGGATAACGGTTGAGAAGAACACAGTCGTTACGGATGCCATCGGGAACCACAAGAACACATGGGCGCCTTATTTTTCCTGCTATGCCTATGCTTCTACCTACCAGGCGGAGGAAAAGGAAAGCGCAGTATCCAGCGAGGAACGTTCCGTCACCTTTTCGGTGCGCTGGTGCAGTGAGACTGCCACTGTCACTTCCACAGGCTTCCGTGTGAGGTTCCGGGGAGAAGTTTATGACATTGAGTCGGTGGACCTGATGAATTACCGGAAGAAGGAGATCCGGTTCAAATGCCGGAGGGAACCGAGGCAGTGAGAGGGAGGTAACGGCTTATGGCAAAGAAGATATCAGTAGACCAGCTCTCCAGTGAAATCATGTCCGCATTGGATGAGTATAAAAAGGTCACGGATGAAGTAGTGAAGACCGCGGTGAATTCTGTATCAAAAGAGACGAAGGCAATGGCACAGGCCGGCTCCCCGGTCAAGTCCGGCGGTTATCAAAAGGGATGGGCGGTCAAAAAGACCTCGGAGAAAACCGGGCAGGTCAGTATCACGGTCTATAACCGTACCAAGCCGGGGCTGACACACCTTCTGGAAAAGGGCCATGCCAAGCGCGGCGGCGGCCGTGTGGCAGGAAAGCTGCATATCGCCCCTGCGGAGGAGTATGCCGTGAATGAATTGGAAGCAGCGATTAAAAGGGGGCTTTCGTGATGGATTATGAAGAGATTGCAAACATGTTAGGTGGCACGGGGCTGCCCTTCGCATACCACCATTTTGCGGAAGGGGAGTCACCACAGCCGCCTTTTATCTGCTACCTGACACCTAGCAGCAATAACTTTGCGGCAGACGGGAAGGTCTACTTCAAAGCAAAGCAGCTGGATGTGGAGCTGTATACGGACGAGAAGGCACCGGAACTGGAAGAACGGCTGGAAGCCGCCTTTGATGCTTATGGGCTGTTTTATGAGAAATCGGAAACCTACATCGAGTCCGAGAAACTGTATGAAGTGATTTATGAAATGGAGGTATGAAGGCTATGGGAAACAAAGTCAAATATAACCTGAAAAATGTCCATGCCGCAAAGCTGACAGAAACTGTGGCAGACGGCGTGACCGCATTTACCTATGCCGCACCGAAGGCGATTCCCGGAGCGGTGAGTATCAGCCTGGATGCGGAGGGCGAATCCAGCCCGTTCTATGCGGATGGTATTGTATATTTCCGTTCCGTGACCAACAACGGATACAGCGGAGATCTGGAGATCGCATTGATCCCCGAGTGGTTCCGCACGGAGATTTTGCAGGAGGAACTGGACGGCAAGGGTGTCCTGGTGGAAAACAGCGGGGTTGGCGAGAGCGTGAAGTTTGCCCTGCTCTTTGAGTTTGACGGGGATGTGAACGCCATCCGCCATGTGCTGTATAACTGTTCGGCATCCCGTCCGTCCATTGAATCGGAGACGAAAGAGGACACCATTGAGCCGGGAACGGAAACCCTGTCGATCACGGCGGACCCGCGCTCGGATGGGCTGGTAAAGGCCAGGACGGGAGACACCACGGACAAGGAGGCATATACGAACTGGTATAAATCGGTGTATCTGCCGACGGAAAAAGAGTCAGGTCAGGAAGGAGCGTAAAAAATGCTGAAACGTGAAATCGAGATTTGTGGGAAAAAGGTGGCGTTCCGTTCCTCGGCCACCATCCCCCGGCTGTACCGGGCGAAATTCAAACGTGATATTTTTAAGGATTTAAGTAAGCTGGAAAAATCCTACAAAGGCAAGACCGAGGACGGGGAGGAATTCCAGATCGAGGATTTGGAGATTTTCGAGAACGTGGCTTATATCATGGCTTATCATGCGGACAATTCCATTCCTCCGACCATTGAGGAGTGGCTGGACCAGTTTGATATGTTCTCTATCTATGAAGTCCTGCCGCAGATTTTGGAACTGTGGGGACAGAACATGATGGTGGAGGTGCAGGCAAAAAAAGAGTTGGCAGGAGTACAAGGGAAATGACAACGCCCCTGTTCCTCCTGCGCTGTGTGGAGCTTGGCATTGCGATCTCTGACCTGGACCTTCTTACGATTGGCCTAGTTATTGATATGTGGACAGAAAAAGGAAACGATGATGTGAAATACAAAAAAGTGGCCCGTGAGGCCACGCAGGAAGATTTCGATGCCTTTTAGGACCTGTTTGAAAAAAGTTAAGGTCACGCCCTGCTGGTTTTCCAGTGAGGGCGGCCTTATCCGTGATTTATATGTTCTTACAGGGAGTTATTTGCTTTTTCCATTAGTGCTTCTTCCAGAGTGATGTCAGCAGGAATCACACCGAGAAGGGCGTTTGCCATTGCAATGCGGTCTGCATGGGGATTGGACAGCATTGCAAGAATTTTTCCATTGTTGGAAATGAGAATATTTTCAGTTTCTGCAAGCCGCAGATATTTATCAAGATTTTGCTTTAATTCTGTGACAGTAATTACCATGCATTGGCCCTCCCGGTTATATCGAAATCAAAAAATTTTAGTATGGTTTTCATTATGAAAAACAAAAAAGAGGGCCCTCAGGTCCTCCCACGGTCTCAGTCCTCGCAAGTATCTGAAACCTGATCACTGTATAAAGTCTACCGTAAGGAATAAAAAAGTCAATATTTTTAAACAAATGCAGGCTTTGGGAGGCATCAATATATTTTAGCACTATTTGGAAATCATAAAAGCCTCCTTCTCCTTGACTTGTGACCGAATTTAGGGTAAAATAAAGCCACAAGAAAGGAGGCGCTTTTATGCAGATTATTCCTATGCGTGATTTGAAAAACACGGTCGAGGTAGAACGGCGCTGTGCCGAAGAAAATGGACCGGTTTATGTAACGAAGAATGGATATGGCCGTCTGGTTGTCATGGATATTGAGTATTACGAACGGACCATGCAGAAAATGTACGAAGCGAAAACGATCATGGAAGGTTTGGAGGATGTAAAAGCAGGGCGGACTGTGGATGGAGAAAAAGCGATCAGCGATATAAGGAGAAAGTATGGAATCTAAATGGGGCTATCAGTTGACGCAGAAAGCGGATGCCGATTTGGATGACATTGTGGGATATATCGCTGTGGAACTGGCAAACCCAAAGGCAGCAACGGATTTTGTGGACAAATTGCAGGGGGCGATTGAGGAGGCTCGGTCTTTCCCGGAAAGCGGTTCTTTAGTCGTTAATGAATTTGTACCAAATACGGAAATCAGAAAAAAACTGGTGGGTAATTATATTATGTATTATCTGCCGGATTTTGATGAAAAAATGATTTTTGTCTTGCGGATTATTTATGGCAGACGGAATATGGATGAAATTTTGCGGCAGCTAAATGTATAGTGTTAAAAAAGAATAATGAAATTACACAAGGCATCGGTCAGTGATATGATCGGTGCTTTCTTTATGCTCGGAAAAATGTTTATAGAATTTCCGGGCTTTTCTTTTGCACATTTTTAGGGGGGTGAGGAACAGTGGCAAGCAGAATCAAGGGCATCACGATTGAGATTGGGGGCGATACGACAGGGCTTGATAAAGCCTTAAAAAACGTTAATTCGTCCATCACCCACACCCAGAGTGCCTTAAAAGATGTCAATAAGCTGCTGAAGCTGGACCCCGCCAACACAGAACTTCTCACACAGAAGCAGAAGTTACTGAAGGATGCGATTTCATCCACAAAGGAAAAGCTGGATGCCTTAAAACAGGCGCAGGTACAGGCGAAGGAGCAGCTGGAGAATGGTGACTTGGGGCAGGACAAATACGATGCCCTCCAGCGGGAGATCATCGAGACCGAGCAGGAATTAAAGCGGCTCCAGCAGGAGGCCGCAACTACCAGTACAGCCCTTGCTAAGATTGACGAGATCGGCGGCAAGATGGAGAACATGGGAAATTCTATCGCCGGTATCGGGAAAACGATCATGCCGATCTCCACGGCGGTCGGCGGCCTGGGCATTGCGGCTGTGAAAACGGCTGCGGACTTTGACTCTGCCATGAGCCAGGTGGCGGCGGTATCCGGCGCGACCGGGGATGACCTGCAGTCTCTCCGGGATAAGGCCCGCGAGATGGGCGAGAAAACGAAGTTCTCCGCATCCGAGGCAGCGCAGGCCATGAATTACATGGCCATGGCCGGATGGAAGTCAAAAGACATGATCTCCGGTATTGACGGTATCATGAACCTCGCTGCTGCCAGTGGTGAAGACCTGGCGACCACATCGGACATTGTAACGGATGCCCTGACTGCCTTTGGACTGTCGGCTGCGGATTCCGGGCATTTCGCGGATATTCTGGCAGCGGCAAGCTCTAATGCCAACACCAACGTGTCCATGATGGGCGAGACGTTCAAATACTGTGCGCCGATTGCGGGTGCGCTTGGTTTCTCTGCGGAGGATACGGCAGAGGCGATCGGCCTGATGGCGAATGCGGGTATCAAGTCCTCCCAGGCAGGTACGGCACTTCGTACTATCATGAACAATCTTGCCGGGGAAGTGAAGATCAGCGGGCAGGCCATCGGGGATGTGACCATTGCCACAACGAACGCAGACGGCAGCATGAGGAGCCTGTCGGATATCCTGGCAGACTGCCGGGTTGCGTTTGGAGGTCTGACCGAATCCGAGAAGGCGCAGACGGCAGAATCCCTTGTGGGCAAGAACGCCATGAGTGGATTCCTCGCTTTGATGAACGCGGCACCTGCGGATATTGAAAAGTTAAGCGGTGCCATTGATAACTGTGACGGAACTGCGGAAAAGATGGCTGCCACCATGCAGGATAACCTGATGGGGCAGCTTACCATCTTAAAGAGCCAGCTGGAGGAGCTCGCTATTTCCTTTGGTGAGATGCTGATGCCTGCCATCCGTAACATTGTGACGAAAATCCAGGAGTTCGTGGATAAGTTAAACAGCATGGATGAAGGCACCCGTGAGATGGTCTTAAAGATTGGCCTTTTGGTAGCGGCGCTTGGGCCGTTCCTGGTGATCCTCGGAACCACGATAGCCAAGATCGGCACGGCTATGAAAGGGTTTGTACAGCTGGCGAACGGCTTTAACAAACTGAAAGTGGCGGTGCAGGGCGGCACAGGGCTGTTTGGAAAACTGGGAGCCGCCATTGGCGGTATCTCTGCCCCGGTTGTGGCGGTGGTGGCAGTCATCGGGACACTGGTGGCTGCATTTTTGCATCTGTGGAATACCAATGAGGGATTCCGGGAGGCCATCATTGGGACGTGGAATACCATCAAAGAGACCGTCAGCACCTTCTGCCAGGGAATCGTTGACCGGCTGAATGCCCTTGGTTTCAGCTTCCAGAACATCACAGAGGTGCTCTCGGCAGTGTGGAACGGTTTCTGTTCCCTGCTTGCCCCGGTCTTTGAAGGTGCGTTTCAGGCGATTGCTGTGGTACTCTCTACGGTGCTGAACGTGATCACCGGCATCTTAGATGTATTTATCGGACTGTTTACCGGGAACTGGTCGCAGATGTGGACTGGCATCCAGACAATCTTCTCCGGGGTATGGGAGGGAATCAAGGGCGTCCTTTCGGCAGCGGTCGGCATCATCCAGGGCATTGTCGATGTGTTCCTCGGCTGGTTCGGCACGAGCTGGAGCGAGGTCTGGACGAATATCAAGACCTTCTTTGAAGGTATCTGGAACGGCATTGTTTCCTTCTTCTCCGGTATTTGGGAGACCATCACAAATGTGGTGCAGACAGGAATCATGCTGATCGGCTCCATTTTGGGTGCTGCCTTCGACATTATCACGCTGCCTTTCCAGTTTATCTGGGAGAACTGTAAGGAAATCATTATATCCGCCTGGAACGCCATCAAGTCTGTGGTGTCTTCCGCAATCGGTGCGGTTTCCAGCGTGATCTCGTCCGTGATGTCCGTGATCCAGAACGTCATTTCGACTATCTGGACGGCAATCAGCACGAAAATTTCAACAGTGCTGAACACGATAAAATCCGTGGTGACTACCGTATTCAATGCCATCAAGTCGGTGGCGTCCAGTGTCTGGAACGGCATCAAATCTGCCATTTCTACTGTGGTGGACGGCATCAAGAGCAAGGTTTCCTCTGTATTTAACGCAGTCAAGAGTACGGTGACTTCCGTATTTAATGGCATCAAGAGTACCACCACTTCCGTTTGGAACGGCATCAAGACTGCCATTATTACTCCGATCGAGGCAGCGAAAAACACCATCAAGGGTATTGTGGATAAGATCACCGGATTCTTCTCCAGCATGAAGATTTCCCTGCCGCACATCAAGCTGCCGCACTTTAGGATTTCCGGCAGTCTGTCCATTGCGCCGCCGAGTGTGCCGCACCTGTCCATTGACTGGTACAAAGAGGGCGGTATCATGACACGGCCGACACTGTTTGGCATGAACGGCACGAACTTAATGGCTGGCGGTGAAGCAGGAGCAGAAGCAATTTTGCCATTGAAAGGTTTCTACAGCCAGTTGGAGAGTATCCTTTCTAACCGGATGGATACCAGCACGATGGAGCGCTACCTGTCTATCATTGCGGCAAACAGCAGCAAGGGGATCTATCTGGAGGACGGAACTTTGGTGGGGCATCTGCTCCCGGCCATTGACAGTAAGTTGGGGCAGATGCAGAAACTGAACAGGAGGTTGGGCCTATGAGACCAGATGTAAAACTGAATAATGTATGGATGTCTGGCCTTGGGTGGCTAAGGGAGAGCATTAACTTTCCAACTCCTCAATCCCAGAGTAATACCATTGTGGTGCCGGGACGGAATTCCCCGATCCGGTACACGGAAGCGTTGGGGCGGGTATCCTACCAGCCCCGGAGCTTTGAGATCATACTTTCCATGCTCGACACCAGAGTACAGTTCAACGCAAAGGTGGGTGAAATCGTGAACCAGTATGCGGGGCATCTGGTGAAAGTGGTTTGCAGCGAGGAACCGGGGCTGTATGCCATCGGCACACTGGAAATGGCCCCGGCCTATGATCCTCTGACCGGAAAAGGGCAGCTCACCATTTCCTGTTCCGATGGCGATTCCTACCGTTACCACGTGGAGGAGACGGTTATCACAGTGACAGGCGGAGGGAATGTCATTCTGGACAATGATTATATGCCTGTGGTTCCGGTCATCACAGCTACAGCGGAAACGGCACTCAGCTGGCAGATTGGTACGGACACCTTCCGAAAAACGGTCAGTTCCGGCACCTGGGAGTTTCCTGAAATGGAATTACAGGCCGGACGCAATACCATTTCGGTGACTGGCTCCGGGACAGTGACCTTCCGGTACCGGGAGGGATGCTTATGAGATTATTCCGTATCTATGTGGATGGGGCGCTGTTTTACCATCCGCAGTTATCGAAACTGGCAGTCACGGAGGCGAAGGTGGAAGAGGATGCGGAGAACATTGACAGCCTGACGCTGTCGGCCCCCTATAACCATCCGTACCTGAACAGCATTAAGCCAATGGCCTCTGTGATTGTCTGCAAAAAAGGAAATGAAACGGTCTTTGAGGGGCGGGCGCTGGATGACGGCAGTGATTTTTATAACACCCACACATGGACCTGTGAATCGGCTCTTTCCTATTTAAAAGACAGCCAGCAGCCGCCCTATAACTACAAAGGGAGCTTAAGAGGGCTTTTCGAGTATTTCATAACCGAACACAACAAAACCGTGGAGGAGCAGAAGCAGTTCACGGTGGGGGAAGTAACGGTAGCCGATAACAATGATTATGTGGCTTACAGCTGTTCTGAGTATTCCATGACGATGGATGCCATTAAGGATAAGCTCATGAAAACACACGGAGGGTATCTGCGGCTCCGGTATACAGCCGATGGAAAAGTCTTGGACTACCTGGCGGACTTTACAGAGGCGTCACTTCAAAAAGTGGAGTACGGGAAAAACCTGACCGATGTAAAAATCAACCAGGATCATACGGAACGGGTGACAGCACTCATTCCCCTTGGGGCAAAGGTCAAGACCACGGATGAGGAAGGCAATGAGGTGGAAACGGATGAGCGCGTTACCATTGAAGCTGCCAACGACGGGAAGAATTATGTGTTCGATGAAGTTGCGGTCAAGGAGATCGGCTGGATATGGGCAACGGAAGTGTGGGAGGATGTAACGCTTTCTTCCAACCTTCTCAGGAAGGCGAAAGCGAGGATTTCTGAACTGGCGAAGGGCATCACCAGCATGGAGCTGACTATCGTGGATGAATCCGATACCGGGGCAGATATCGCGGATATCCATGCAAGGCAGTATGTGTACTGTTCTTCCCCGCCCCATGGGATCGACGGAAGGTATCTGTGCATCCAGAGGACGCGGGATTATCTGAATCCTTCCGGCAACACCATTACCATCGGGGCAAGCGGTATCCGGCTGACTGCCATCAGTGCGAAGCAGAACCAGAACTTAAGCACACTGGAACAGGATATCCTGGGGCAGACGGAGAAGATCGAGAACATCTTCGGGAAAGTCGAGGATATCACCACAGCGAAAATGTACCGGACAGAACTGGTGGTGGAAGGCACGAGCATCTTCCGGGATAAGGGGCAGATGAGCAGGCTTTCCTGTAGGGTGCTATCCTGGGACAAGGATATCACAGATACCCTTCCCAAATCTTCTTTTAACTGGCACCGGAAGTCCGGCAATGTGGAAACGGATGCCGATTGGGATGGGTTGCATAAAGGAATGAAAAGCGTAACCATATCAACCGAGGACGTGTTCGATAATGCGTCCTTTTATTGTGAAGTCACCATTTAATTTGAAGGAGGAACACAAATGCCTACTATCTTAACATCCAGCCAGCAGACTTTCGTGGACATCACAGATCAGCGGAAACTGTCGGCTTATATCACATCCAATTTACCGAAGACGCAGAGTGAGGACCCGAACACCCTGCCCCACGCCTATGCGCCGAACTGGGAAACATCCCATCTGGTGCTGACCCCGGTGATCTTCTTAGACCAGACCAACGTGGCGCTGGACGCATCCGGGCTGACCATTTCATGGAAACGCAAAGACGGAACGGGGGCAGAGAGCGCCCTGTCATCGGGAGAAACGGTGTCCGGCGGCATCCTGACGGTCAGCCAGAACAAGCTCTCCGCATCTTCCTCCGGGATGATCACTTATATCTGCTATATCAGTTACTATGATTCGGAAACGAAGAATACGGTCAATATTTCTTCTGACATTACCTATACGTTGGTAAAGAATGCGGAGAACGCAAAACTGGCCTATGTGACGGCGGATACCTATGTGTTCAAATACAATACCAGTTCTGCATTGGTAGGGGCAACGCAGGCGACTTTGTCTGCACAGGTCCAGGGGGTAACGGTCAGCAAGTGGCAGTATCTGAACAGTTCCGGTGTGTGGACGGATTATCCGACCACTTCGGACAATACCAGTATTACCGGCGGGACGCTGGTAGTAAAGCCCGCACACGCAGTGTTCTTCAACAACGTGGCGCAGATCAAGCTGGTGACCGATGATGCGGATGTGTTCGACACCATTTCCATCACGAAGATGTATGACGGGGAGCAGGGACAGCCGGGGCAGGCAGGCGCGGGAGGTTTGTCCGTCATCCTTGGAAATGAGGCGCAGAACATTGCCTGCACCACGGGAGGTGCGGTACAGGCTGCCGTGGATGTGACGATTCCCTTTACCGGGTATGTAGGCATTACGCAGACCCCATGTACCTGTACAGTGGGAACCCTGCCCACCGGAGTGACCGTAAAATCCAATACGGCAGCCACGGCGTCTGCTTCAGGTTCCGTAGTGCTTACCTTTGCCGCCAATGCCACCCTGGGCGGGGCATCGGTGCTGACTGGAACCATTGACCTGACCTTTACGATTTCAGGAAAGAGCGTGGTGAAGAAGTTTGCCTGGACGAAATCCAATAAGGGAAGCAACGGGGCCAGTGCGGTGGTGTTCTCTGTTTACGCACCAAACGGGACTATCGTACAAAACCAGTCCGGTTCCCTGGTACTGGCAACATCCGCCTACAGCGGCACAACGGAGATCACCACAGGTGCGACTTACCAGTGGTCGAAATACACAGCCGGAAAATGGACAGATATCAGCGGGGCAACGTCTGATACGCTGACGGTTTCCGGCGCGGATATCGTGAATATCCAGTCTTACCGGTGCACCATGAATTATGGCGGCAAGTCCTATGTGGATGTGATCACGGTGGAGGATAAGTCGGATCCCTATGTATCGGAGATGCTCTCCATCGGCGGCTTTACCGTAAAAAATAACCTGGGCGGTCTGGTTCCCTATGTGATCGTCCGTACCAACCAGAAGGAAGTGGATGCACTGCTCGGCAATATCAGCGAGACAGCCCCTTCCACGCCTACAAACGGGATGTTCTGGTACAAGATCGACCATACAGCGAAAACAGTCACGCTGATGAAGTATAACGGGACTACGTGGGCAGCGGCAACAGAAAAGCAGAGTCTTACCTACACCTGGTATAAGCAGGATAAGGACGGCAGGGAGGCTGCCTTTGGAAAGACTGGAAAAGTCATTTATTTATCTGCGGAGGACATTGACAGCATCGCCACCCTACAGTGTGATGTGTCTAATTAGGGGGGTGGCGGGCATGGCGCTTTTAACGGTCTGCCAGCATACGTTCCAGAACGTGCAGGCGTATGACGACGCGGTGGAGGGCGTGGAAGCCTTAAAGGTCAACGTGCGGGAGTGCTACTCGGAGATCACAAAGACCTCCGAGCAGATTCAGAGTTCTGTCCGGGAGATGTACCTGTCAAAGTCTGAGCTGGAAAGCATCCAGCAGGACTTCCAGGCGAGCATCACCCAGAACAGCAGCGAGATCCGCATGGATTTTACCGCTATCACCAATGAGATCATCAACAATGTGTCTGCAAACCAGACGCTTCTGGAGGAGTATATCCGGTTTAAAGGGGCGCTGATCGAGCTTGGGAAGGTCGGGAATGCGTTCACGGCGGAGCTTTCCAACGAGGAGCTGGCCTTTAAGGAGAACGGACAGAAGATTGCCTATATTTCCAATCAGAGCCTTGTGATCACCAATGCGGAGATACGGAACAAGCTGTCCCTGGGTAATGAGAGCCGGGGATGGTTTGATTTTATCCCAAGAGCCAACGGGAACCTGTCTATCAAATGGCGTGACCCGGCGGGATAACAGCAGTTTTTATTTTTGTGGGGAAGGAGGAAAAGCAAAATGGCATCCAGCGGCAGCTTTTCCGGTTCCATCCACAGCGGGCATTATGTGCTGCGGGTGGACTGGACGCAGACAAAAAATATATCTGCCAATACCAGCACGGTCACAGCGAAAGCCTATCTGGTCAATGACTGGAGTCTGTCTATTTATGGCCGTTCGGACAATTCCATAACGATCAACGGAACCGCACAGATTTATGAGTCACCAGCAGTCAACGGTACAGGCACGCACCTTCTGGGAACTGTAACACAGACCGTGAACCATAACAGTGACGGCACAAAAAGCCTGACCATGAGCGCGGTGTTCTATATCCGGGCGACGTTAAGCGGGACGTATTATGAGTCGATTACCGCAAGCGCCAATATTACGCTGGATTCCATTGCAAGGGCGTCCAGTGTTTCTACCCCTAATGCAACGATGGGGTCTGCTACGGCCATTGCCATCAGCCGTGCCTCTTCTTCCTTTACCCACACGCTGACCTATACCTTCGGCACGGCTGCCGGGACGATAGCCACAAAGACCACGTCCACATCGGTATCCTGGACACCGCCCCTTTCACTGGCAAGCCAGATACCCAAAGCGGTGACCGGAACCTGCACGGTCACCTGTACGACTTATAACGGCAGTACGAAGATTGGAAGTAAGACGTGTACGCTGACACTGACCGTCCCGGCTTCAATAAAACCTACCATTACCAGTTTGACTGCTGCCAGGGTGGACGGGGCGGTGCCGGGTACCTGGGGGATCTATGTGCAGACGAAGTCCAAAGCAACGCTTACCATTAACGGGGCGGCGGGAAGCTACGGCTCCACGATTTCTTCCTATTCCATTACGGGCGGCGGCTACACCAGTACGGCGTCCAGTTTTACAACGGGGTTCCTGAATACTTCCGGCACGGTTACTTTTACGGCGACGGTGACGGATTCCAGGGGGCGGGTGTCAGCAGCGGCCACGGTGAGCATTTCGGTGGTGGCCTATTCCCCGCCGTCCTTTGCCAGCTACCTCTCACAGCGGTGCTTAAGCAATGGAACTGTTAATGATGACGGGACGTATATCCGGGGACTGGTTTCCTACAGTTATGCGTCATGCAGCAGTAAAAACACCATTACCCGCGCCACCTATTACAAAAAGGCATCGGATACCGCGTGGACGAATGCCAATGCCGCTTTCAGTTCCGGTACGGCGTTTACTTTTGGCGGCGGAAACATCTCCACGGAGACCTCCTATGACATCAAATATACGCTGACAGATGCCTTTACCACCATTGCTATCCAGGACATCGTTTCTACGGCAGCCGTGGTCATGGATTTTAAGAGAGGCGGTAAGGGAGTGGCTGTTGGGAAGGTATCGGAGAAGGATAATACCTTCGAGGTTGCGGAGGATTGGGATGTCCGGGTGTATGGGAAACTTTTAAAAGATTATATCCAGTCCTTCATTAAGACGCTGTATCCGGTGGGCAGTATCTATATGAGCGTCAATGCCACTAACCCGTCCGCTTACTTTGGCGGAACATGGGTAGCCTGGGGCGCAGGGCGGGTACCTGTGGGTATCAATACCGCAGACGGGAATTTCAATACAGTGGAAAAGACCGGTGGTGCGGCAACGGTTACACTGACAACTGCACAGATGCCTGCACATACCCATACGTTTACCGGAAGTTCCGCTACTACAAGCAGCAAAGGGGCGCATACCCACAATGTCGGTCGTGACGGGGATGGTGCATCAGGCTCAAGCACGTATACTGTCCACAGCGCGGGAGTGTCCGGCGCAGGGGGAACATCCCCAACAAACAGCGCGGGCGCGCATACCCATACACTTACCGCGAAAGGCACGAATGCCAATACGGGAGGCGGTGGGGCGCATTCAAACCTTCAGCCGTATATCGTCTGCTATATGTGGAAACGGACGGCTTAATATAAAAAAATAAAACGAATGTGGAAAACAGGCAGTTCATCCTTCGGGACGGCTGCCTTTTTCAATACAAAAATCAAAGAAAGAGAGGAACGGAGCATGAAAAATTTTATTGAAGCGGCACAGTACGCATTCGCGGCACTTGGAGGGGCGGTGGGTGCTGTCATGGGAGGTTTTGACGGATTCCTGTACGCCCTGATTGTGTTCGTGGTGGTGGACTACCTGACGGGCGTCATGGCTGCGGTTCTGAATAAGAAGCTGTCCAGCGAGGTGGGTTTCCACGGGATTTTTAAGAAAGTGGTTATCTTCGCACTGGTGGCGGTGGGGCATATCGTGGATGCCTATGTCATTCAAAACGGGAGCGTCATCCGTACGGCGGTGATTTTCTTTTATTTATCCAATGAAGGGATCAGCATCCTGGAGAACGCATCGGTCCTTGGGCTACCTGTGCCGCAGAAGTTAAAGGATGTATTGGAACAGTTGAAAGATGGGAAAGAGGGAGAGTAAGCATCGGGTTTCCGGTGCTTTTTCCTTTGGAAAGAGAGGACAGGATTATGAAATTAGTACAGAGTATTTTGACTAAAAACCCCTGTTATACGGCAGGGAGAAAGATCACGGTCAAGGGGCTGATGCTCCATTCCGTAGGATGCCCGCAGCCCAAGGCATCGGTGTTTATCAATTCGTGGAACAGCCCGTCTTATAACAATGCCTGTGTGCATGGTTTTATTGACGGCAACGACGGCACGGTGTATCAGACGCTTCCATGGAATCATCGTGGCTGGCACTGTGGTTCCGGCAGTAAGGGAAGCGGAAACAATACCCATATCGGAGTGGAAATGTGCGAACCGGCGTGCATCAAGTACACATCGGGCAGTAACTTTACCTGCTCGGATAAAGCAACGGCAAAGGCTGTGGCAAAGAGAACGTATGAGGCGGCGGTGGAACTGTTTGCTATGCTTTGTAAGCAGTACAACTTAAACCCGACCGCTGATGGCGTCATCATCAGCCACAGGGAGGGGCACAGCCGGGGCATTGCTTCTAACCACGGAGACCCGGAGCATCTGTGGAATGGACTCGGCATGGGCTACACCATGGATGGATTCCGCAAAGCAGTAAAGGCGAAGATGAATGGCTCTGGCAGTTCTGGCAGCAGCACTGGAACTTCCGGCCTGCAGGCGTCTGCCCTTAAAAATCTCTCTGAGGCAGATGTGATCGCCAAGGTGGGGCCGCTGTTTACCGCAGACCAGAAGACAAGCGGTATTCTGGCATCGGTATCCCTGGCACAGTTTATTCTGGAGAGCGGATACGGGAAGAGTGAACTGGCACAGAACGCCAACAACTGCTTTGGCATGAAGAAGTCCCTGTCCGGGAATACCTGGAGTGGTTCCACCTGGGACGGCACTTCCATCTACACCAAGAAAACACAGGAATACGAGAATGGTGCATATATGACGGTAACGGCAGATTTCCGCAAATATCCGTCCGTGGAGAAATCCATTGCAGACCATTCCGCGTATCTTTTGGGAGCGAAGAATGGTGCGAAACTGCGTTATGATGGCTTGAAAGGCTGCACGGACTATAAGAAAGCGGTGCAGATCATCAAGGATGGCGGATATGCAACTTCCCCGACCTATGTGGAGAACCTCTGCTCCATCATTGAGAAGTGGAAGCTGACACAGTATGACGTGGCAAATGCCGGAACTGCGGAAGTCTGGTACCGTGTGCGTAAAACCTGGGCAGACGCAGCATCCCAGAAAGGCGCATTCCACAGCCTTGCCAATGCGAAGAAGTGTGCAGATGAGAATGCGGGGTATTCCGTGTTCGATGAATCCGGCAGGAATATCTATACCGGAAAACAGGCTGCCTTTCAGCCGTATCTGGTGAAGGTGTCAGCCTCTGACCTGCGTATTCGCAAAGGCCCCGGCATCGATAAGGCCAAGACCGGGAAGTACACGGGAAAGGGTATCTTTACGATTGTAGAGGAAGCGGACGGCCCCGGCGCATCCAAGTGGGGGCTTTTGAAAGCGTACCAGAAGAACCGTGATGGCTGGATTTCGCTGGACCATGCACAGAAGGTATAAGTAAAAAGTAATAAAAACGGTGCCCACTGAGGAAGATTTCCTTAGCGGGCATCATTTTTACATGGGCTTTTCCAATGGAGGGGTATGATGAAGAACCAGGATATTATAAAACTGAATGATCTGAGACAGCAGGGCAAGGGCGCGGCGGAAATCGCGGAAATGCTAAACTTGCCATTGAACACAGTAAAATCTTATCTGCGCCGGCACCCGGAAGCAGACACCTCCCGTGTCTGCCCGCAGTGCGGGGAACCAGTAGCGCAGAAGGAAGGGCGGAAGGAAAAGAAGTTCTGCTCGGATAAATGCCGTAACCAATGGTGGAACAGCCATCAGTCGGAGATCAAAAAAGAGGCATATTACACGCTGGTGTGCCAGTTTTGCGGAAAGGAGTTTGAAAGTTATGGGAACCAGAGAAGGAAGTTCTGCAGCAGGGAATGTTACGGAAACCACAGAAAAAAACTCGCAGGAAAAGTATTCAGCGGATAACCTGATGGCTTACCGGGTGTCCCTTTCCCTGATCGACAGCCTGTATTCGGGCGGGCATCTTACGGCAGCAGACCGGAGGAAAGCATACACAATCATTGCCAGACGCCACGGCTTATCTTTGGATAGTATTTTCGCGGAAACCGCTTGATATATCTCCGCTTTAGAGTGATGAATATGGTACGCCAAAGATGGCGGAAATTGATACAAGGAGGGATAACATGGGCAGAAAAGTGACACGGGTGGCTTTTAACGTACCGGAGATTCCAAAAAAGAAAAACGTGGCGGCTTACTGCCGTGTGTCATCCGGAAAGGACGCCATGCTCCATTCGCTGGCGGCGCAGGTCAGTTATTACAGTGAGCTGATCCAGAGCCATGGGGAATGGGAATATGCCGGGGTCTATGCGGATGAGGCAAAAACCGGAACCAAGGACACCAGGGAAAATTTTGTGCGGCTGCTTTCCGACTGCCGTGCGGGGAAGATTGACTTGATACTGACCAAGTCGATTTCCCGGTTTGCCAGAAATACGGTAACGCTGCTGGAGACGGTGCGGGAGCTGAAGCTGATGGGCGTAGATGTTTACTTTGAAGAGCAGAACATCCATTCCATGAGCACAGACGGGGAGTTCATGCTGACCATCCTGGCATCCTATGCACAGGAGGAGAGCCGGTCGGCAAGCGAGAACCAGAAATGGCGCATCAAGAAGAATTTTGAGGAAGGGAAGCCATGGAGCAGTACGCTTCTTGGTTACCGCAACGTGGACGGGCGCTTTGAGATCGTGCCGGAAGAAGCACAAACCGTGCGGATGATTTTTGACTGGTATCTGGAGGGGCTTGGGGCAACCGCTATCCGGGACCGGCTGAATGCCATGGGAATCAAGACGAGGCTGGGGAATCAGTGGAACAGGAGCCCGATCTTAAAGCTGCTCCGTAATTACACCTATACCGGAAACCTTCTCCAGCAGAGGACCTACCGTGAGAACCACATCACGAAAAAGTGCATCATCAACCAGGGTGAAAAACCGATGTACCTTGCGGAAGGCACCCATGAGGCGATCATTGACATGGATACCTTCAACCAGGTGCAGGAAGAGATCAAACGCAGAGCGGAGAGATATAAAAGCCCGGAAGGAAAAAAGTGTGAGACATATCCCTTCACTGGCATGGTCCGGTGCGGCTGCTGCGGGAAAAATTATGTGAGGTCAGGTACACAAAGTTACCGGACATGGACCTGCAGGACCCGGAGAAAAGAGGGGCTGAAACATTGTGACGCAGAGATCATCCCGGAGGAAGAACTGATACGGCTTACCGCAGAGATACTCAGTGGGGAAGTTACTGAGGATGCCGTCAGGGATAAAATAACGGTTATCCGGGCAGAGAAAGACCGCACCCTGGTATTCTGTTTCAAGAATGGCAAGGAAACCGTTAAACAGTGGCGGGAGCATGAAACCGTGCATGTCTGCACAGAGGAGCAGAAGAGGCAGATCAGCCGGAAAAATTCTGGCAGGAAACGGACAGAGGAACAGCGCAGGCAGCAAAGTGAGCGGATGAAGGAATACTGGAAAGACCGCGAGTTCCCGGAGGAGCAGCGCAGACGGCAGAGTGAGCAGATGAAAGCATATTGGAATGACCGGGAAGCATCAGAGGGGCACAGGCAGACGGTGAGCCGCCTGATGAAAGAAATGCGGGCAAAGGAAACAGGAAAGGGGGCGCAGAACGATGGCTAATGTGACAGTGATCCCGGCAACCAGGAATTTCCACACCGGAATAAGGAAAGATGCCGTGGTCCAGAAAAAGACCGCCGGATATGCCCGTGTCAGCACGGACAGTGAGGAGCAGCAGACCAGCTACGAGGCGCAGGTGGATTATTACACTAACTACATTAAAAATAACCCGGAATGGGAGTTTGTCGGCGTGTATACCGATGAGGGTATCAGCGCAACCGGCACCAAGCACCGGGACGGCTTTAACCAGATGATACAGGATGCGCTGGACGGAAAGATCGATTTGATCGTCACCAAGTCGGTATCCCGGTTTGCAAGGAACACGGTGGACAGCCTTACCACGGTGCGGAAACTAAAGGAAAAGGGCGTGGAGGTGTACTTCCAGAAAGAAAACATTTACACTCTGGACTCCAAAGGGGAACTGCTGATCACCATCATGTCCTCCCTGGCGCAGGAAGAATCCCGGTCCATTTCAGAGAATGTGACCTGGGGCCAGAGAAAGCGGTTTGCAGACGGCAAAGTCAGCATCGCCTACAGCTCTTTCCTCGGCTACCAGAAAGGGGAGGACGGGCAGATGGAGATCGTGCCGGAGGAGGCAGAAATTGTAAGGCTTATTTACCGGATGTTCATGCAGGGAAAGACGCCTTACGCCATTGCAAAGTACCTGATGGAAAAGAAGGTCCCCACACCGACCGGGAAACAGCGGTGGCAGCACCGGACGATTGAGAACATACTGACCAATGAAAAGTACAAGGGCGATGCCAGGCTCCAGAAGTGCTATACGGTGGACTTCCTTTCCAAGAAGCGGAAAGTGAATGAGGGCGAGGTTCCGCAGTATTATGTGGAAGGCAGCCATGACGCCATCATCGCACCTGCAGAGTGGCAGATGGTACAGCTGGAGATGGAACGCAGGAGGAACATGGGGCGGAGCCATAACTGCTGCGGAACGTTTTCTGCAAAGCTGAAATGCGGAGACTGCGGGGAATTCTTCGGTTCCAAGGTCTGGCACTCTAACAGCAAGTATAAACGCACCATCTGGCAGTGCAACGCCAAGTTTAAGGGAGAGAGCAAGTGTACTACGCCGCATCTGTACGAACAGCGGATACAGGAGTTATTTCTGGAGGCGCTGGGGCGGCTACTGGAAAACCGGGAGACGGTCATGGATGACTGCCGTGCAGTGATGGATGTACTTGGGGATTGCAGCACCATTGAGAAGGAACTGGAATCCGTCAGTAGCGAGATGGAGGTAGTCACCGGGCTGATCCAGAAGCTGATTGTGGAAAACGCAACCCGGAAACTGGATCAGAACGATTACCGCAGGAAGTATGAGGGATATGTCAATAAGTACGCAGCTTTAGAGAGCCGGATGGACAGCCTGAAAAAAGACCGGGAGAGCCGGGAAATCAAGTTTGGCATTTTCAGCGGGTTCCTGTTTGAACTGAGTGAGCTGGAGGAGCTGCCATTGGAGTTTGATGTGAAGCTGTTCCACAGCCTGGTGGATTATGCAACAGTGTACCATGACGGGAGGGTGGTGTTTGCCTTTCGGAATGGCGCGGAGGTTGAGACAAGAATATAGGAAAAGAGGGATGCCCCGGAATTCAGTGTGGAGATACTGGTTCCGGGGCTTATTTTTGTTAATGTATAGCACAGTTTATTCTGTTTTCAGTTCTGGATAACTTACCAAGCTAAGAATTTCTCCCTTTCCTACCCCATCTATTTCACGGAGTGAAACGGTCATCTGAAACTGCAAGCTGTCACGTTCATTATATACACAATAAGTAATGGTTGCTGTTTGATCTGAAACTGAAAACAAATCCTGCGGATCTAATATATTTCCTTCTGCATCGTAAATCCTCATATCCTTATTTTTCCAATAATCAGGAATCCAGTATATATAATCTTCGTCTGAAAAAATCTGTTCTAAGCCATCGTCTGAGTCATTACAGATGGTTTCACAATAATAACCGTCGTTTGCCGATATATAGAGAGAATATCCTTCACCTAAAGGCGTTTGTATTTTTTCAAGCGTAAATGTTTTATCCGGTATTAAGTCAATCTCGCTGGCTCCGGATAGATCCTGGGCATATACTTTAATCGGATACTCATCCATTATCCCGTAATACCCATTCGCAAAAAATCCTGTTATTCCAATGATAAGCAATAAAAAAACAGCACTGCAATAACGCAATTTTAATGCCTTCTTCCTTTGCTTGGCAATTTGGTGTGCATTTTCAATAATCTGGACTTTTTTCTTTTCACTTAGCATGATTTCAGTTTTCAATTCATTCATTGTCATTCTCCTATTTTTAATTTTAATTGCTCACGAGCCCGCTGTAGCCGTTTTTTTACCGCAGCATCAGATATTTTTAATATGTTTGAAATTTCCTTTACCGAATAACCTTCTATAGAATGTAAAATGATAACGGATTTATATTTTGTGGGTAATAAGGAAATCTCCCTCAAAATTTCCTGTTCACCTAAAGTGGTTTCAGATATATCCGTTTCACTAATAGGGGAAGAAGGATGACGTTTCCAGTATCGGATTTGGTTTTTGCATATATTGATGCAGACGCGCATTAACCACGCTTTTGCATGCTCTTCATCTTTCAACTTTGGTTTTTTTAATAAATATCTCACATAGGTTTCCTGAACGGCATCTTCAGCGTCATGGGTATTTGATAGCATGAATAGCGCCATTCGATAAAGAAGATCCATATGCTCAGTAAATAATGTTTCTGCTCTCATCATCTTTACCTCTTTATATAGAACACACCATAGAGCTTAATGCGGTGACATTATTATTTTATAAAATTTCAAATAGCTGAACTATAAATTGAAATGCCGTCTTGTTTATTATTATCGATAAAGGAATATGTGTCCATATGAAAATGTGGAAAGGGGCTGGAGAAGGTGGCAGTTGATTAGCCAGATACTCAGAAAAATGGGAAATGAATAAATACAACATAAAGACCGTTGGTGGGTACGGATATAGTTTTGAAACGTGAAAAAACCGGCAGTTGCAACTATGAAGTAACTGCCAGTTTTTTTTCAATAAAAATAACCAGGTATATCAAACTGACCTGGTTATCTTAATTTTGTTATTGTATCTGGTCTGTCTTGATCTCCCCGCGTTCTTTTTCTATCTGCTCCAGATGTTGGATCAGTACATATTCAATGTAATTCGTCATAGAGCGGTGTTCATCTGTAGCAAGAATCCCGATTTTGTCAAACACTTCGTCCGACAGACGCAGAGTAAATACACGCTTGTTGGTTGCCATTTCCCTTGCCCTCCGTTCCGGGTATGAATTTATGGTATACCAATATGCGGTAAATTTATACGTTCACTAGACAGCTAAGTGATAGCACTTTACATCAAAAAGTGAAAAAGTAGACACAGATGGCAGTCTTTATTCTTCCATTTTAATTTCTCCATGCTCTTTTTCCACATCTTCTAAATGTTTGATCAGTATGTATTCAATATAGTTGGTTAAGGAGCGGTGTTCGCTGGTAGCCAGAATGCCGATTTTATCGAATACTTCATCTGACAAACGTAAAGTAAATACTCTTTTATTGGTTGCCAT